AATCATCGGCCGCCACGGCTTCATCGGTTCTGCGCTGGCCTCCCGACTTGGCGACGTAACGTCCATGCCGACGGCCGACACGCGGATCCTGTTCCACTTCGGCAGCCACGTCCATCCGGTCTTCGAGCAAAATCCGGAGTATGAAATGAAGCAGCAACTGGACAGTTTCTCGCAGTTGCTGCCGCTGTGTGGCGATCGTGGAATCCTGTTTGTGTATGCTTCATCGGCCCTGGTTTACGAAAAGGAAACGCAGTTCTCGCGGTTCAAGCTGACACTGGAATCCCTGGCGAAGTGCTACAAGACCAAGACTCTTGGCCTTCGGATCTTCCCGTCCTATGGCCCCGGCGAAAACCGGACCGTGATTTCTCAGTGGTGTCGCGAGATGTCGCTCGGTCTGGCCCCGAAGGTGTACGGCGACGGGAAGCAATCGCGAGACTTCATTTTCATCGACGACGTCGTCGATCAGATTCTTGAACTGACCGAAAGTCCGCGCTGGTCGTCCAGTGTTGTGGATATTGGTACGGGGATGCTGACAACGTTCAATGAGATCGTGGCAGCAATCAATAGCGAACTCGGATCAGAGATCCAGCCGCAGTACATTCCTCGGCCGACACAATATGCCGAGGGCGTCCAATGTTCGAACCCGATGCCGGCGAGAGTGCCGATCCAGGTCGGGATTCGTCGGATTCTCGCCGCGCAGAGGGAACTGCAGCACGCATGATCGCCGAACTGCTTGACGAGTTAGAGAACGCCGCCGCAGGCCGCGCGCGCTTATTCCGGCGCCCGCCGACGAGCCAAGGTGTCGAGGAATTTCGCCAGCAGATTATTGCCGCTAATGCACGGGTTCGAATTGCGCGAGAAGCGATTGAAGCGCGGATCAAATTCATGACACAGGAAGGCGCTATTGAGGCAATACGGATTAACAAGTTCGGGATTCGTGACGAAATCCGTGGGGATCTACAACGACAGATTTTTGAGTAAATGAAACCCTACGGCGTCCTCCAGTTGGTCGAGACCAGCCCAGTCGAGTTTGACGAACCCTTCACGGTGGCCGAGGCCAAATCCTTCCTGAACTGCCAGCGCGACGACGAGAACTTCACGATCCAGGGTTACATCTCCGGCGCCCGCGGCTGGGCAGAGATTGAACAAAATCGAGATCTGGCCTTGAAACGATGGGATCTGTATGTGGACTCATTCTGTGAGCGGGAGATCCGGCTGCGCGCACCGCTTCAGTCTGTGGAGTCCATCCAATACACGGACTCCGGCGGGACGGTGAACATGCTGACTGAAAATACCGACTTCATCGTCGACTTGCCGCGCGGACTGGTCATGCCCGCGTATGGGGAAGGCTGGCCGTCGTTCACCCCGTTCCCATCGAGCGCCATCCGCATCCGGTTCCAGTCGGGGTATTCCAGCACGCATCCGTTCTGGACGCTGGGCCACGGGGCAATCCTCAAGCAGGGAATGCGCGCGTTGATAACCGCGTGGTACTGGAGAAAGCTGCCCTTCGCGCTTCCAGGTGAGGGCGGAGTGGAGCTTCCCTACGGCATTTCGGCCTGCCTGAAGACGGGAGCGAATACCCGTGTACGGTAAAGGGGCGCGCGGTGGCATTGTCGAGCCCTCCGACTACATCCACACCATTACGATTCAGAAGATGGATGTAGAGAAGAATGCATTCAATGAGCCTGTGGACGTTCTCGGGACATGCATGAAGAGCATTGCGGCATTTGAGCCCCACAAAGGCAGCGAGTGGCCCGACCTGGGCGGTGACCAGCTGGCCGGCGAGAAGCGTCAGGCCTTGTCGATCGCGCTATTCCGCCTTCCGTACTTTTGTCTCCCTCAGAGCATGGGCGGGCCGGCGATTGATCCCGCGATCCATCAGATCGTGTTCAAAGGGAAGATCTGGGACATCCGCGCAGTGAACGAAATGCCGATGGGCTTGCCCGTCGAGTGGCACGTCGAGGCGCAGAACATCACCTAAATGCTGATCAAGCAAGCGCTCGGACTCGGACTATCCGCGCACGTCGGGGTCGTCGCGATAGCAGGTAGCCGACTCTACGGCGGTAAACTCCCGCAGAAACTGGACGGACCGGCCGTGGTCTATAAACTCGACAAGACCACGGACATGCCCACGCTACGCAACGCATCCATAACAGTGGAGTCCATTTTCAATATTGGATGCGTGGCGAGTGGTTCCGACGCATGGATGACCGCAGCTCTGCTGGCTCACCAAGTGAAACTCTGTCTTAGCGGATTCCACGGAACAATCAGCGACAACGCATCACCAGAGAGCCTGATCGTGATTAAAGGGATCTTCCGAATGAACGAAATGGATTATTTCGACGACCCTACGGGAACGCACTGGGTCGTATCGCAGTGGCAAATCACGCACACTGTCGACCCGCTCGTCTCCACATAGCACATAGCTAAAACAATCTTTGATTCATCGCAGGCCGGGGCCTCAAACCCCGGCCTTTTTCTTGTTCGCACCTTAAGGAGGACATCCCCATGACCATGGAAACCCAAGCGAATCTGGGCTATTTGGCGCTGCTTGAGAAAAGCAACGGCGACAGCCCGGAGACCTTCGGCGAGATTGCCGAAGTCACGAACATTCCCGGCTTCGGCGCCTTGAGCGACCTCGTCGAAGTCACGCACCTGCAGAGTCCTAACGGTGCGAAGGAATACATTTCCGGCCTCGACGACGGCGTGGAGCTCGCCATCACGGCGAACCTGCGACTGGACCATGCCAGCCAGAGCCCGTCGACCGGCCTGATCGCCGACCAGTTCGCCAAGGCCCGGCAGACCTTCCGATTGAGCCATCCGGAATGGGGAGGCTTCTTCGACTTCCAGGCATTGGTTCGCGGCTTCACCGTCGACATTCAGCCCAACGTCGCGCAGGTGGCCAACTTCACGTTGAAAATTACCGGCGGCATCAACTGGAACGAAGGAACGCCGGCGTAGGAGGATTTTGATTTATGGCACTCACACGCGCGGATCTGCTACTCCGCCGTCCCAAAATTTTAGACGTCAAACTTTCGGACGGGGAAGTTGTTCTTATCCTCGAACTCTCCGAAAAGGCCTACCAGAGAATCCGTCTCCTCGATCCGAAGGATGACAACTCGGGCCTCGTCGCCGCTTCGGTGCTCTGTAATCCGGACGGCAGCTTGATGTTCAATCCGGAGAATCCTGAAGACGTCAAGCTATGCAGCGAGATGACTCTCGATGACAGCAACAGGATCGCTGAAGCCGTCAGGGCCAAGGCGGACGGGCGGCTGCAGGCCAAGGACGAAGCCTCAAAAAACTAAGAAGCCAGTACGAGTATCGGTTCAGTTTCCGCCTGGCAGCACACCTCGGAATGATCCGGGAAGAAATGCTGGAGCGGATGTCGATGGATGAGTTTTCGGCATGGATGGCGTATGCCGACCTCGAGCCCTTCGGCGAAGAACGCGCGGACTTACGTGCTGGCTTGGACTGGTCACTGGTGGCAAGCATCGATTGCGACCGGAAGAAATTCCCTAAAGGCATCGGAATTGACAAGTACCCACTGCTGCGGATGCGTGAACAAATGGAACGTCCTCCAACGCAACTGACATCGCAGAGTCTGCTTCACACCATGAAAGGCTTGGCGGCAGCTATGTCAAAACGGAAGCCCTCGTGAACGTCACGATCGAGGGACTTGAAGAACTCAACCGGCGACTGGAAAAGCTGGAAGACGTCGGCAAGAAGCCGATCTTAACGAAGGCCCTCAAGATTCGCGCAGATGCGGTCCGCGATGCTGCCAAGAGCCGTGCTCCGCGGCGAACCGGTGCTTTGGCCGGGGACATCATGCGCGGTCCGAGTTTCGGTGCCAGCCTGTATGAAGCGGTGATTCAGGTGGGCACCCATACCGTGGACCACGGGTTCTATCAAGAGTTCGGCACCGGCTCGAGCTTCCAGGCAGCAGCGGCACGGGCGCTTGGCTATCCGGGGCAGGGCAGCCGGGCGAGCCGCAATATGCCTGCACAGCCGTTCCTGATTCCTGCGGTTCGGGCTACAGAGTCCTCCAGCATCGCGGCAATTGAGCGCGAATTGCAGACCGAAATCCACAAAGCCGAAAACGCATAAATGGCACTTGGGAATCTAAGAGTTACCCTTCAGCTGGTTGCCGACCAATTTGTGTCCGGCACCCGGATGGCCAAGCGAGAACTGGAAGGCCTCGGACGGGTCGTCCAGAGTTCGGAGTTCCAGGCCGGCGCGGCCACGATCGGCGCGAGTTTTGTCGCGATGGGGACGGCTCTCGGTGGAGCACTTCTGTTCTCGGCGAAGAACGCAGCGAACTACGGCAACGCGCTGCTGGATGCCTCGCAGAAGACCGGCATCAGCACGGAAACTCTTGCTGGCTACAAACTGCTAGCGGACCAGTCAGGGACAAGCCTCGAACAGTTGTCCTCCGGGCTCGATACGCTTTCGAAGAACATGGTCACGGCCGCAACAAAGGGCGGCGAGAAGGCGAAGTTCTTCGATGCGCTTGGGATTTCCGTCAAGGATTCTGCGGGGAACATTCGCGGACTCTCCGAAGTCGTGCCCCAGATCGCCGACCGAATCTCGAAGATGGGCGACGGTGCGCTGAAGTCGGCAGTCGCAGCTCAGTTCTTTGGCAAGGCTGTCGGTCCTGACCTGATCCCATTCCTCCAGGGCGGCTCCGCTGCATTAGATGAAGCTGGTGACAAGGCTGAACGGTATGGGCTGAAGATGTCCGAGGCCGAAGCCGTCATGAGCGCGAAGTTTAACGCCAGCCTTGCAGAAACGAAGGCTGCGATGCACGGACTCTCGGATTCCATCGGGATCGTGCTTCTCCCTAAATTGACGGATTTGGTCAATACGGCGAATGACTGGATTGCGACGGCAACGCAGTGGATAAAGAAGAATCCAGAGATAGCGGAGGGTCTCGCAGGTATCAGCTTGGCGCTTGTTGGTGGTGGTAGCGTCCTCGTGGGGCTGGCAAGTGTAGCGGCATTCCTCCCGACTCTAACCAAGGGATTCGAGATGATGGGGATCAAGAGCGTTGGAGCCCTTGGTGGGATCACACTCGCGATCACTGGAATCATTGCGCAGATGGGTGCGATGGTCAGTTTCGCTGGCAAGTTGCGAGAGAACCCTACGAAGGCAGCAGACCCGCGGAACATGACGGCCAGTGATTGGTTTTCAATGATCAGTATCCCCGGCGCTCTTTCTGCTGGATACAACTTCTACCAGGGGGCGATGAATCCCAGAGGGCCGAGTTTTGCAGGCGTCAAAGGAGGCAGCAGCACCAGCGCGGGCAGCATGGATGAGCAAATGCGGCAGTTGCTCGCCGACCTCGAAAAGAAAAGTACAGCCGACAAAGCGGCAGCAGACAAAAAGAAAAAGCAACTGGAACTGGATCAAGAACAGAAGCGCTTCCGTCAATCCGTTGACGCCCTGAAGCTGTCCCTCACCGATACGGTCCCGCCTTCTCAGGAACTAGTCGCCGCGATTAAAGAGTTGGACAAGGCTGGAATGATGACCTCGGAGGTCATGCTGGCGCTAGCGAAGAATACGGACACACTGAAAAACTCCCAAGATCCGCTAATCCAAGGCCTGGTGAAAGGCATTCCATTTATTCAAATGGCGTCGCGGTCTTACGAGATGTTGGCGGAGAACATCCGGCTGGTGGATGAGGCAACGAAGTCACGCCAGTTCGACCCGATCTTGCTGCCCGTCGATATGACGATGCCCGGGGGCCCGCCGCTGGCAGCCGGAGATATTCGCGGCAATATGATCGGCCGGCGTGCCGATGAGGCCAGAGACAGCCTGACTGCCCAGCGCGAGGAGATCCAGTTACTGGCTGGGACCATCGCGGAACTGAACCGGCAGAACATGAGCGCCAAAGAGATCGAGCAGGCACTCGGGATCAGCCTAGAGGATGTCGCGGAGTCGGCAAGGGAACTCGGAGTCGAAATCAGTCCGATAGTGGAGCGACTGGCGCAGTCGGAAAAACTCAGCCGGTCCTGGGGCGAATCGCTCGGTCAGATCTCCGACGAACTAGTCGACATGATTGTCGACTTTGACTTCTCGTTCAAGCGGCTGGGAGATATCGCGTTGAATACCGCGAAGGACATGGGCCGGTCATTCTTGGACGGATTCTTTAAACCGTTCAAGGATGGGTTGACGCGTCTCGGGCAAAAGGCTGGCCGCTGGGCCTCGGGTCTGATCTTCGGCAATCAGGGCGGAGGCGGTGGCGGTTTACTGGGCGGAATCCTTGGGGGCGGCGGCGGTGGCCTGCTGGGCGGCCTGTTCGGTGGCGGCAAAGAGGGCGGCGGGTTACTGTCAGGCATA